GCCCGCACTAACGGAATGGCGAAGGCTTGGTACGATAAGGTCAAACTAATGACATCGGTTGACGCAACAGACCCAACTATAACTATGGGAATGGATTTCTTACAGGCGGAAGGCATCCTAACACCTGAACGCGCCGCTAAAATAATGGATTGGTAGTATGGCAGATTTTGACGCACAACCAGTCAACGCGGGAACAAGTAAGGGGTTTAGCTTTACCAGTCAACTTCGGGTAGCTGCCCCCTTCACTGAAACCAATATGACGTGGGTCGAGGTTGAAAATAGCACAGCGGCGGATTGGGCGGGGTTTTATATATTAGTAACGCAGGGCATTGGCTTATCTGGGGTCGCTGGTGTTTTTTTTGTAGCAAAGGGTGCCGCCGCTTCGGAGGTTAGGGTCGCCAGCGTTCCTGCCATAATGGGGGTTAAAGCTAACGCCCATATGCAATACGTTCCAATACCTATTCCCTCTGGGACACGGCTATCTGTTTCATGTACCACAGAAACAGCGGCGGTACACCACGGGCAGATCATAGGCGTTCTATCAGCTAACTTTGACGCAGAACCAGCCTTCACAGTATATGACACAGGCCCTTATGACCTTAGCAACACAACAACATATGGGCATTGGGTGGCAGTAGACGCAGGTGCAACGGCTTATACTAAGGGTTCTTATACCGAGGTTAGCTACACAAGCCACACTAACAATGTTTTGAACGGCGACAGCCTAGCAAGTACCTATGACTATTTTGGGTTAACAATGAATGGTAATTTCAATCTTTCGCAAGCAACAGCTTATTTCTTTTCGGACTTCGCCACGGGTGCCGCCGCTTCGGAGGTTATTTATGGGGGTGACTTATCACTAGAAACAACTGCACAAGAAAAAATCAGTTATAACACACCGCTTGAAGTTAGAACGGCAGTGGCGACATCTGGAACTAGAATAAGCGCAAGGTGTCAAAGTAGCATTACAAACTCTGTGGACAGGATAATAGGGGCTTTGCTCTGGGGTGCTAGGTAACTCATGTCAATTCTCTTATACTGGCAGGAATATCAAACCGGCACCGGTGCAATTACTGGCGCAACATTTACCAACGTTAACACGTTTGGTACTGGTACTATTACGGCTGGCGCGGTGGCCATTACAGGTGCTACACTTAATAACAGCAACACGTTTGGTGCCGGCTCAATATCTGCTAGTTACACCATTACAGGCGAAACGCTTGTAAATGCAAATTCCTTTGGTTCTGGGGCGGTAACAGTCGGCGCGGTTACGATTACTGGCGGGTTGTTTACCAACGCAAATTCTTTTGGTTCTGGGACATTAACGCTTGGATCAAAGGCAATAACAGGAACGCTGTTTACCAATGCGAACAGTTTTGAAGCCGGGACAGTAACGGCAAGCAATGCCATTACTGGCGGCTTATTTACAAATGCAAATGCCTTTGGCTCTGGGAGTTTAACACCTGGCGCGGTTGATATAACAGGCGCAACACTTGCAAATGTAAACGCGTTCTTTTCTGGCACGTTAGCAGCGGGGCCGGTTACTATTACGGGGGCAACGCTTGAAAATGTGAACGCGTTCGGTTCTGGCACAATCACCACGGGCGCGGTTACTGTTAATGGTTCATTATTAACCAACGTTAATGCGTTTGGTGCTGGTGTTATCACGGCACAATACAACGTCACAGGCGCAACGCTAACCAATGTTAACGCCTTTGGTGTGGGTGTTGTCGAGATTGAAAATATTATTAACGGAACGCTATTCGAAAACCTTAATACGTTTGGCGTCGGGGTAATAACAACGGGCGCGGTAAATATTACGGGTTCATTATTCACCAACATAAACACCTTTGAAACTAGCGAAATTTCAGACGAATACTTTATTACGGGCGCGACATTGGCCAACGTGAACGCCTTTGGTTCTGGTGCAATTATAATAGATCAGGCAATAATCGGGTTGTTGTTTGATAATGATAATATATTCTACAACGGCGAATTGTCAGGCGGATATACTGGCACCACGGCGGGCGGTAGGCGCAACCCTATAGATGCGGCGGCAAACGTTTCAAAGGCTGGTGGCAGGTCTACAACGCGGGCGGCTATGGGGTCAGGTGGTAGGGGTGGTGTTCGGGGTGCTGGTGGTAGATGCTAGACCAAATATAAAACCTATGTTACATATTCCAACAACATATAAGGATTTTGCAAAATGTCAGGCCCAATAAGATTTGTCAGAAAAGGGGGGTCATTGCCCTTTGTCTTTGATCGTGACGGCGAAAGTGTAGAAGGTTGGGTTTGCACAATTTATGTTAAAGAATTTAAAAGTGACGCCTCTTTAATCACGCGCATTATTCCGATTGATCCTAATAAACAATGGTCAGGTTATCTTACATCAACGGAAACTGAAAGCTTGGCACAACCGACGCTTTACCGTTTGGTCGCTATTTTAGTTAATTCAACAACCGACGAAGAAGAGCAAGTCCCTGTTCGTTTCCAATTAAATAAGGCATGGGCATAAAATGGTAAGAGGCGTTAGGGAAAGCGGATTGACTGGATTGCAGGAAAGATTTTGCAATGAATATCTAGTGGATTATTGCGGGCTTCGGGCAGCAAAAGCGGCAGGTTACAGCGAGGGCGGGATTAGTTCAGTCGCTACAAGAATACTAAAACTTCCTTTAGTTCAGAAATATTTGAAGGAAAAGCAGGCCAAGATGAACAAGAAATTAGATATTTCAGCGGAACGGGTATTAGAAGAAATGGCGCGGCTTGCCTTTTCAGATGTTACCAACTTGCTTGATGAAGATGGCAAGATGAAGCCGATGAAAGAACTCAATAAAGACGATACGGCGGCACTTTCGGCCCTTGAAATGTCGGTGCGAAATGGCGAAGAATTGCCGGATGGTTCTTTTGAACTTGTCACAACATACAAGGCAAAGCATTGGGACAAAGTAAGCGCACTTGAAAAGCTTGCTAAACATTTGGGTATGTTTGAAGATGCGGCAGACAAGGGCTTAACCGTCAATATAAAAATTGAAGGCCGCGACGCGGATTGTGGATAAATGGCGGCACCGGGCTTTGCACTCACAACTAGGCAGCATGATGCAATAGAACACTTTGCCGGCGATGCAATGTTCATTCTTTTATTTGGTGGTTCACGTTCTACAAAGACATTTACCGCGCTTAGAAATGTTGTTACCCGCGCTTTAATGGCACCAGGTTCTAGGCACGCGGTTTTGCGCTTTCGTTTGGCTCATATAAAATCGTCAGTTGTTTATGATACTTTTCCTAAAATGATGAAGCTTTGTTTTCCGGGCGTGCCTTTCACTTTAAACAAACAAGATTTATTTGTGAAGTTTCCGAATGGTTCTGAAGTATGGTTTGGCGGGTTGGATGATAAAGCCAGAACCGAAAAAATTCTAGGTAATGAATACGCAACTATTTTTTTAAACGAGTGCAGTCAGATCGGATACCCCGCGTTCTTAATTGTGCAAACCAGACTTGCGCAAAAAGTTTATTATGAACGCAACGGCAAGCAATACGAAATGCGCCTAAAGTTTATCTGTGACGAAAACCCGCCAAGTAAAGGCCATTGGTCGCATAAACTGTTTATTGATAAAAAAGACCCAGACACAAACAGGCCCATTAAAAACCCTGAAGACTACGAATACATCCAAATGAACCCAGCCGACAATGCGGCCAACTTATCGCCATCTTATTTAAAAATACTGGACAATATGCCCAAAAGGCAACGGGACAGGTTTTATTTAGGGCAGTTTGGATCGGATAATGAAAACGCGCTTTGGACGCAGGAAATTATCGAGAAATCAAAAGTGAACGAGGCACCCGAAAACCTTATTCGCATTGTCATAGCGGTTGATCCAAGCGGCACAAAGGGCGATGAAGACACTCGAAGCGATGACATAGGAATAATTGTTGTGGGGCTTGGCGTTGATGGTAACGCTTATGTGCTTGAAGATTTAACTTTAAATGTTGCCCCCGCAAAATGGGGTAAGGTGGTTTCAGACGCATACGAACGACATGAGGCTGATAGGGTTGTAGGTGAGGTAAACTATGGCGGTGCAATGGTTGAGTTTGTAATCAAGCAAGCAAACCCCGTGATAAGTTATAAGGGTGTCCACGCATCACGTTCTAAAATGATCCGAGCAGAACCGGTAAGCGCATTGCATGAAACGGGAAAGATAAAGCTTGTTGGCGATTTTCCAGATTTAGAAGATGAATTATTAAACAGCACGACGTCAGGATATATGGGCGGGCGATCACCTAACCGACTGGATGCGTTTGTATTTGCGGTTGTTGAGTTATTCCCTGCAATGACGCGCAAGAAGAAAGAAAAGTTTCAACCGATTGTTGTCCCCCAATTACGTCGCATAGGGTAGGCAACACAAAAAACCTAGACAAACCTAGAAATGTTGTCATATATTGTTGCTACTGTGTTCCCTCTCTCTCTACCAAACTTAGCCGGTCAAATCTAATAGGTTGATCGGCTTTTTTCTTGACACTTGCTCGAACCCTATTTTTTTTGTAAAAGATATAAAACCAATCGAGGTATGAAATGGCAAAAGCAAGCGCAAAAATCAGTGTAAATCTTTCAGAGGCAGACCGAGAAAAGCTTGACGGGTTTAAATTGCAGATTAGCGACGACGCCGACGCAATGGACGATCAACGCGAAAAAGCAAACGAAGATATGCGTTTCGTAAATGTTGACGGCGGCACATGGGAAGGGTTTTTCGAAGATGTTTTCGATGTTCCTGATCGTGTCAGGCTTGAACTTGACCAAGTTTCAAACCCCCTACAAAGGTTTATAGGTGAATGGAACCAGAACCGCGCAGGCGTTGATTTTAAACCCAATGACGCAGGAACCACAAAAGACGATAGCGAATTGTTAAACGGTATTTATCGTTCTGATTTTCGGGATAGTTCGGGCGGCATTTCAACGGACAACGCGGTGGCAGAATGTGCGACGGTTGGTTTCGGTTGCTTTAAGCTTGCAACAGCGTTTGACGATGAAGGCGACCCCGAAAACGAAAGCCAGCACATTGAATGGAGGCCGATCTATAATTCATATAATACGGTTTTTTGGGATCAGTCGGCTTTGCGGATTGATAAGCGCGACGCGCGGCATTGCACAGTTTTAAAGCAATACACCAAGAAAGGTTTTGAGGCAGAATATGAAGGCCGCGACCCTGTAAGCGCGTATTGCCCAGATAACAATTCTTTTACAGGTGGTACGATAGGCGGCATTAACGATATTGAGATTATCTATGTCGCAACTCGCTATGAAATCAAAAAGAAGAAAACCCGCGTTTTTGTTTATAACAATCTGAAATCAGGCGAAATTGAAGTTTATATCAAAGAAGACCACGACAAGATCAAAGCCGAACTAGCCAAAGACGAAACGCGGGTTTTTGTGCGTGAACGTATGGTTATAAATCAAACTTGTGAAAAGACCGTATTCAGTGGCACAGATATTCTTGAAAGCACGCGCCGCATTGCAGGTAAATATATTCCCGTTGTGTCGATGTATGGTTTCAGGGCGTTTGTTGATGGGACGGAACGTTATCGGGGTATTGTTCGCAAGTTGAAGGATGCGCAACGCTTGTTTAATGTTCAAGTTTCACAGTTAGCGGAAAACTCTGCTAGTGCGGGGCAAGAGGTGCCAATATTCTTGCGTGAACAAGTTGCAAACCCCGATATTGCAGAGATGTGGTCTAATAAAAACAACCTGCCCTATTTGGTTGTTGATCCTGTCACAGACGAAAATGGAAATGCTATTTCATCTGGGCCGGTAGGTTACAATAAGCCCGCTGCATTGGATCAAAGCACAACAGCCTTGCTTACAATCGTTCCAACCTACATCAAAGATACAACAGGCTTTTTCCCAGGTGATGCAATCAACAAGGAAACGTCAGGCAAAGCGTTAAATGCAATGATGAAGCGTGAAAATATGAATACGCAAGTTATCAATGACAACATTGCCAACGCGATTGAATGGTCAGGCGAAATCTATCAAGCAATGGCGCAAGAAGTATATACTACCCCGCGCCTTATCAGAACATTGCAACGTGACGGCACAGACGGCAGCAAAACCTTGCTTGCCCCTGTTATGGATGAAAAAACAGGCTTATTTGTAGAAAGCAACGATTTAAGAAACAAGAAGTTTAAATCATATGCAGATATTGGGCCGCAATATGAAAGTGTTAGAGAAGAAACGGTACAAGATATGAAGGGCTTACTTGAAATCCTGCCTAACATACCGGGCGGCGAAGAATACACCCCGATTGCGCTTGCTGTTCTTATGGATAATATTGTCGGCACTGGTTTAGGACCATTGAAAGAGTTTAACCGTAAGAAAATGCTATCACTTGGCCTTGTTAAACCGCAAACCGACGAAGAAAAACAAGCCTTGCAGCAACAACAACAGTCGGCACAACAACCCGACCCACAACAAGCACTTGTCGAGGCAGCAACACAGCAACAAATATCCGAAGCCCGCAATCTTGACGCGGCCAGCGCGGAGAAAATAGCGTCTAAAGGATTGAAAGAGGCACAAACCGCCGAAACAATGGCAGGTATTAACCAAGACCAACAGAAAATAGACCAAGATGGCCACAAACTATTACTTGAGGCGAGAAAGCAAGCACGCGAAGTGCTGGCAAGATTGCCGATAGATCAGAACACACCGAGGCAGTAAGGATTTGCACAAAGTGTGATTTTAGGTTATGACTAAAAAATAGGCAGTAAAATGCTTAAATAATGGGCAACGTGGAAGCCCTTTAGAAACGCGGTGACAAAGACAAAGAAGATATTCCAAATCGGCGTCAAACTCTAACCATTTAAGAGGTAAAAAATGGCACAAGCTGAAACGACACTAATCGAAGATAACGAAGATCAAATCGAAACTGAAAGCGCGGAATTGCTGGAAGAAGATCAAATTGAAGATCAGAACGACAGCGACGAAGACGAAAACGCAGACGACGACGACGATCAGGAAATTGTTTTAGACGGTGACGAAGGGTCGCACCCAAAGGACGACGAAAATCACGGAATTAGAAAAAGGATCAATAAGCTAAACGCGAAAGTTGCCAAAGCAGAAACGGGGCAAGAACAATCAACCGCCGATTTGGAAGTAGAGCGCGAACGTAACAGACTGTTACAACTCGCATTAGACCAACAAGCCGCGCCTGTTGATGGGCCACCAGACCCAGACGATTTTGACAATGGGGTTGCAGATGCGGAATATATCAAAGCATTTCAAGCCCACATTGCAAAGGGCGTCATGTCTGACATGATGAAAGCGCAACAAACGACGCGAGTACAGACCGAAACAGATAGCGCATTAAACGCGCGTCAAGTGGCCCACTATCAAAAAGCCGCTACGTTGAGGGTTAAGGACTATGACGAAATCGAAGATAAAGCGATTGCAGTTTTGGGGCAAAAAGTCACAAACGAGTTGATCAAAGAGTTCGATAAATCTCCAGAAATCCTGTATTATTTGGGCAAAAACCCAGCGGAGTTAAATCGCATCAACGCTTTTATCCAAGACAATAAGACCATGAGGGCCGTCGCAAGAATTGGAGTGCTAGAAGACCGACTGAAAACGCGTCCGAAAGCTAAAATAAATCATGCACCTAGCCCAGATGGGGAACTATCCGGCGGGGGATCAGGCAGGCCACAAGGCAAACGCGGCCCAAAAGGTGCAACATTCGAGTAGGATCGAAAAATGTCTAATAACTTTGACAGCAACTTCACACGGAAATTAGCCGGTGTATTTCTTGATAAATTTGAAAGTACGCGGGTCATGTCTAAAAACGTGAATACGCAGCTTTTATCAGGAAAATTCGACGAAGGCAGCGGCGAAAACGTAGATTTTAAACGTCCAACTGACTACAAGTCGAACCGTTCAGCGGGGGGTGATATGACATCGGTTGCACCCGATAGCATCATTTCAGGCAAGGCGACTGGTACTGTGCAAGATTACTTTACAGTGCATGTTGACTTTAACGAAGCCGATGAAGCTTTGAAAATGGATCAACTTGACCAACTGCTTGCACCTATGGCAACCCGTATTGTCACAGACCTTGAAGTCGATTTTGCCGCGTTTATGATGAAAAATTCAGGCTTACTTGCTGGTACAATCGGCGAAGGCGTGGCAACCTGGGATGAAGTCGCAACGGCGGGCGCGGTTATGTCTTCGAATGGCGTCCCTGCGGATGATGATTGGTATTATGCGGTTAACCCGTACACACAAAAATCACTTGCGGGTGTTCAGCGGTCACTTGGCGCGGTTGATCCATTGGTTAAAACGGCCCATGAAAAAGCAACAATTTCTGACGATTTTGCGGGTATGCGCGTAATGACTGCCACGACTTTGGCAAGCTATACGTCAACGGCTCTTACTGATCGTGCCGGGGTTATTGGTTCTATTGATGTTACTTACCTAACTGCAAAAGACACTATGACGCAATCTATCGCTTGTACTGGCTTTGAAGCGGAAGTTAACACAATCCCAGCGGGTTCGGTGGTTCAGATCACAGGCCGCAATCGTGTCAACCAATCAACACGTCAGCCTATCCTAGACGATACAGGGGCAAATATTCCTTGGACTGGTGTAGTTACTACCGATGCGTCCACAACGGCAGGCGGTGCGGTTACTCTGATCGTTTCAGGGCCAGCCATTTGGGAAACAGACGGGGCGCACAATACAACCGATACAGCCGCCGCCGCCGCCGATGTAATCACCATCCTTGGTGCAGCGTCTACGCTTTATCAGCCTAATCTATTCTGGCATAAACAAGCGTTTGGCATTGGTTCAGTTCCAATCAAGAAGTTGTATTCAACTGATACCTTGGCAACAACTGAAGACGGTTTACAGTTCCGTATTTCAAAAGGTGCCGACTTCTTGGCGAATAAACAAATGGTGCGTTTTGACTTCCGCCCTGCTTATTCGGTTCTTAACCCATTCTTTGCGGGCCAAGGTTACGGCGTAGCGTAGGGTTGAAGGCAATAATAATCGGGGCAGGTTTCGGCTTGCCCCTTTTCCACATTCAAATCGGAGAATTAAAATGGCACTTTGGAAAAAACCAAACGGCACGCAAATCGAAACAAACGACTTAGAGAAAACTATTGAATACGCAAAATCTCTTGGTTGGAAACGTCTAAAAAACAAATTAAAGGGCGATCCACAAGTTAACCCAAAAACGAAGCAGATAATCTCGGAGTAAGCTTATGACCACGGGAACTGAAATTATCACGGACGCACTAAAAGAAATTGGCGCGTTTTCTGTTGTTTCACCGGCGGCACCTGAAAGCATTGAGGACGGGCGAAAGAAGCTTAATTCAATGCTTGAAATGTGGTTAACACGCGGCATTGTAATTGCATTTAGCCCACTTGAAGCCGCGGGCGATGATTTAAACGAACCCGCCGATTGCCGCAATGGGATTGTCACTAATCTAGCTTTAGAATTGTCACCTTTATTCAGCAACGGCAATCAAATCATATCGCAACAACTTCTATCCAATGCAAAGCGCGACTTTAATAATATTAAATCTTTATACGGTTGCGTAACTGTACCAACTAAAGTTCTTTCATCCACAACACCCACAGGGGCCGGAAATAGCCAGAATAACACATATTCAAGAACATTCTGGAAACAAGGCGCAGGGGTTAAAAACTAGGGGCGATCAATGCCACAAATACCCTTTCCTAATGGATTTTCACAAATTGAAAACCTACCCAAAAGCCGAGAAAGCCTAGTAAACTGCTTTAATAATGGGCAGGGATTTATCATTTCAAGACCTGGCATTGATGCGCTTGCGACGGTTTCAGGTGTTGCGCGTGGTCAGTTTGTTTGGAATGGTTCGCTTTATCAAGTTTCTAGTGAAAACCTAATCAAAATCACCAACACGACAACCGGGGCTAATTCCACTATAGGCACCATTGCTGGCAACGAAATAATTCAAACCGCAATCGGATTTAATACGGCGGTTATTGTTGTGAAGGGTGGCGCGATTTATACGCTTGATAAGTCAGATACGCTTGTGACAATTTCGGGCAATTCTAACTTTGAGCCATGCGACGCGGTAACACATATAGACGGGCGGTTTGTCTATATTCCAACTGACGGCGCAAACCCCGCGTTCTTTTCCGACATTGGCGCGGCGGGTACTGTTCAAGTATTAAGCTTTTTCGATGCAGAGGAATTGCCAGACCAAAACGAAACAACATTTAACTTGCGCAATACGCTTTATATTGGTGGTACAGATAGCTTCGAGTTGTTCAGGGATACAGGTGCAAGCCCGGTGCCTTTCCAGAGGCTTACAGGTGCAAGAATTGATTACGGCTTCATAGGCGGGCTTATACCCTATTCCGACACTTATGTTTTTATAGGTCGCGCGAAAGATCAAAACTTTGGCATTTATGCTATCAACCAAGGCAAAGCTGATAAAATATCTAATGAAGCCATAGACGCCATTTTAAAAACACACAGTTTAGAGGCATTATCCAACGCCATTCCCAATCGATTTAAATGGCGCGGGTATGACATTATTACGTTTTCCATATCGACTGAAAGCTTCGGTTTCTTTAATGGCTCATGGTTTATTCTAAACAAATCTATAGATGGCATAGAAACCCCTTGGGATGGTGGATTTATAAATCAATTTGATGGCGAATATTATTCTGCATCGGTCAACAGAATTGGGAAGCTTTCAAATTCAAATACGGAATACGGTGAAACAATACCCCGCGTTATTGACATTCCATTTCAGCAACCTGAAAATGAATGGTTTTCCGCTCAATCTGTTTCCCTTAATATTAGCCAAGGTTTCAATACTGGTGCTGCAACGGTTGGAATGGCCCTAAGTCGAAACAATGTGGAATATGGCGAATGGTTGTTTCGAGATTTGGGCGCATTGGGCCAATATGATAATCATTTAGAATGGAACTATCCTGGCGGGCTTGGTTCTTATAATGGTTTTATGGGCCTTAGATTTTACACGACCCAGAACGTAGAGTTTGACGCTAACGGGCTTTATGCGAATTTCAGGGGGTAGGTTATGACAAAACTTGTAAGCGTACCAGAACACGGCGAAACAATAGTTCAAGGGGGCATCGCATCGCCAAGCATGCAACTTTTCTTTGATGAATTGTTATTGCAGATAAACGGGCTTTTATTGGGCGCGGCTTTAACATTGCCAAGCTATACGGTTTTAACAGTTCCAGACGCTACAATATGGGGCGCGTCTATGATTTATGTTACAGACGAAACCGGCGGGGCTATTCCTGCATTTAGTGACGGTACAAATTGGCGGCGCGTGACGGATCGGGTGATTATATCATGATAGAGCGCACGCAAGACTATCGAAGGGTTAAGGCATTGAACCTTGCAAACCATGCCGAGGGCGTCCCAGAGTGGGAACTAATTGTGTCGAGAGACT